TATTATAATCTAAAGCGGAAAATAATGCCGATCTTTGTCCGTTACCTGTGTTAGCAACGAATATTTCGGAAGGGTTTCTAAATTTAGTTAATATCGGAGCTAATAACCCACCTGTTAAAGCGTTTGGTACCCCTAAGGCCGCAATAGTCTGAGCCGCATTAACGGGTTGGTCATTATCAAAATAATCTCCAGGTATAAACGATACAGGAAAATAAGTTCCTGTAAGTCTATTCGCTAAAGATACTGCCGCCAATATTGGGTTCTCAGGTACGGTAATTTTCCAATTTCTAATAAAGAATGGTTGTTGTCCCGTCGCCAATAAACTTGCTGAAAATGGGTCTGTTATCGTATCTAAATTTATTGACCCTATAGTTGCTTGTGATATCTCTTGAGCAATTCTTTCGTTGAATGCAAATTTTAATTGTGATGCCCCAATTTTTGCCAAATATGTATCTGAAGATAATAACCCATTAGATCCTGTTGGATCATCTTGGAAGACAATACTATATGTTGAGTATGATGAATAACTATAATATCCTGGATCCCAATATGGTTGATAAATATTTCCGTTACCTATTATATCAGTTATGATGACAAGGTCTTTATATCCACCTGAAGGTCCAAATTTATTAGTAACGTAGGCAGATTCAATAAAGAATTCGTTTATAACATCTAATTGTGTGTCTTGTGGGGCATAAGGACCTTGATTGGTTCCTTCCGGATTGTTTGTTGAGGCCACGCTATTGATCCCGATTGGGGTGGAGAATCCTCCTTCTGGTCCAAATTCGTTTAACGGATATAGTTCATTAGCAAATAAATTTGTTGATACTAAATTATTTGGTGAATCGGCAACATTTGATACGGTTAATACGGTTTCGTAGTCAATTGGATTTCCTGGTGACGTATAGGCCCCCGGAACATTATACGGGACTAGATTCTTAACTAACAGTTGTTTTCTAAATACCGATGAATTACCAAATGATAATGAACTATCTGACATATGTTTATTTTATAAATACAATATTATTGATTTTTAATCGGGTTATTGATTTTTTGCTCCCACAGTTGCTACCGGCGCGTAGTTTGATCCGTTCATTAATTCTGATTTAACTTTTGTATCTTTAAACATCTCTAAAACAATGTTATGTATTTCTTCTTTTGTCATATTGGTACCACCATTTACATTAACGTCAAGTTTCATATTAACATCACTTGTTGATTTAGTCTCAGAGTTTTTTCCATAATTTTCTATCAATATATTTTTTGTATCCTCAATTACGTTACCCGAAACTTTTACTAACCCACCTAATGCGTCTTCAGTTAAATTTTTAATATTTACAACTAAGTCTGTTCCTGCCTTTGTTAACGCAGCCGCATCACCTTTTAATAACCCAACTGCGGCGTCTTCAACAGGTTGGGCAATAGACCCAACAGTACCTCTAATCCCTTCTGTTGTAACGGCATTAGACGTATTACTTGCAACACTTTTTTCGATACCTTTAAGACCATAAAATAATTTACTTAATGCGGGTACCGTCGCTCTACCAAATTTAGCAGAATCTATTAGAGCTGCGTTATAGTTTTTAATTTGTTCTAATTCACTTAATTGATCAATTGCTAATTCTTCAATACTTTTACTTGAGTCGTCTTGAGCATTTTTTAAACTATCAATATCTTTTGATGTAAGTTGATCAACTTGTTTAAGTTCTACTATACCTGTTTGTTCATTTTTAACGTTAATCGTTGCCTTACCATCTTTAAGTTGGGCCATAGACGCAATCATTTCTTTTGTTTGCGGATCTTTGGCTAATTCTGGAAATTCAATCTGTGACATTTTTCTATCAAAGTCTGCGGCATTTATTGACATTTTTGCAAGGTCTTCAGATGTCATTCCCATTGCGTCGGCAACCTCACGTAATCTACGTTTTGCACCTGGCATTATCTCCATTTGACCACTTTCTTTATTAAACTTAGTAAACTCTTTTGAAATATTTACCATTTCATTTTGAAGTGCTGCAGGATCGTTTTGAGCTAAGTCCATAGCCTTTAGTGGGTCCAATAATGCACTTGACGTAACACCTAACCTTTGTAATGCGGCAGACATAGTAATTGCTTTATCGGGATCCATAAGATTTTCAGTTGTCCTAAATACCGCCTCCATACTAATGCCTAATCTAGCCGCTTGACCCGCCATTGACGTTAAACCTTTAATACCTCCTTCAAAATTATATAGATTCATTTTACCTAGGTTATCAACAACTCCTTTTGAAACTGCACCAACCGAAAGACCAACGCTTTTAGCGTAATTAGCAACATCCTTCATTTGGTCACCAACGTCGTAAATTGAAACTCCGACTTCTCTAAAATTGGCCGATAATGTACCAACATCTTGACCTGTGAGTTGAGCGGCTGCGGACATTTCAATTATCGCTTCATTACCAATACTTGCGGCAGTACCTAAACTTTTTGCGATAGAAGCAAAATTAGTAACAGCATCCTTTTCAGATAGTCCCATTTTTACTAACTCAGGAGATGTTTCCGCTATGGAAAACCTAAATTCGTCAAGTCTTGCTTTTGACGCCCCAAAATTTTGTTGGAGGCTGGTCCCTAATTCATCCAACTGGCCAAAAGCCTCCCCACTAGTTTTACCTAAAATATTATATGTTTCCGATAATGCATTTGCTGCGTTTGTTGCAATTTTTTCAAGATTAGTTAAACCTAAATTCCAAGTTAAAGTTTTGTCCCCAATTACCTCACTTGTACCATCGTTGGATTCAGATATTGTAGTTTTTAAACTTTCATTTTCTTTTCTCATCTCCTTACTTAACTTTAATAACTCATCAAATTCCTTTTGTTCTGCAGGTGTCATAATAACATTCTTTTACTATATAAATATTTTATTTTTTGTTTTGTCCTTCCTCAACAAATTTTCCAATTAAATATTTACGAACATAGGTTGGCATGGCATAAAATTCAGAGTATTGAGTTCTAAATATTTTTGAGAAATAATAGAACTCGTCCAAAATAGTTGTCTTATATTGATAGGAAAGGCCGAAAAAATTCCACCCCAAAAGCAATGTTCACAACTGCTTTTTCTCCTGACGGGGCGATAACTTCTTTTGATAGATCAAGTCTTGGTTCATTATCGAAAACAAATCGTCTAATATATTTAGAATCGGATATTGGCATTTGGTCAACAAAAATTGAGATTTTTACCCTGTCTTCATCACCATCTATTGATACAATATGTTTCATTAATTTAGTTGTAATTGTAGGTGGGGTTCTATCTGAAGGGTAAGATTTTAATTGTTGGTCAATTTCAATTTTGTCCTTAATCGTTAAAAGTTTTAATCTAACTTTTCTTTTACTAACAGGAAGGGTCGTTTCAAATGTTCCATCCTCTAAAGGTTTTTCTGTTGTTTTCTTGTAATTTAATTCGTCCAATAAAATTTTTGTAGTAAAAGATTCATCAGTCTTTGGGTCAATAACATTAATCGTATATTCAGGACCAAAAGAAGTGTTTCTTAAAAATAATAAGATTGCCTCAATGTCACCATCCAAAAGTTCTTCAGGTCTTAAATCTTTTTCAAAGACCTTATTCCTTAATAAAGGTAAAATAATACCCTCATTTATGTTTTTTCTTGAATCAATATCGGCTAAAATATTTTCATCTGTAGCGGTTAAATACCCAATTTTTATTGATTTCTTTTTTGATTTGTAAAATATACCTTGACTAGGTAATTGTATTACATCGTGTGGTAAATTAAATTCGGCTTGTCCTGCCGAGTAAGCATCTTGTTCCATATAGTTCTTTTTATTTTAAAAATAAGATTATGTTATTTTTAGTAAATATTAAAAATTATATAGAGTAAAAAAGAAAAATCCATACACATTAAGAGTATAGATTTTTAATTTGATCGTAAAGGGGTATGTATTAATTTAGTAAACTAATATACAACGATCCATTTGTATAGAAGAAGTGATACCCGCAATAGCGTCAGAACTATAAGATAAAGACCCACCATCATAACCTGTAAGGAAAGCTCCCTCAATAATCCATTTCTCAACAACAACACCTGTTGGATCAAGCATTTCCAAATCAACATTTTTTTTATATCCGGCAGCATATCCCATTCTACCTGTTACAGACTCCGCACATAGACGAATCCATTCCATAACCGCTTGAGACGCTGAAGGTCCGATTGGATCTCTAAACTTAACAGAAATTGGTTCCCATTTAAATCTTCCCGCAACATATGTTGAAGTATTCAAGAATTGAATTTCAGTTGAAGCAATGGTTAATTTTGGTCTAGCCGTTGTTTCAACATACCACTCATTAATTCCAAGTGACGAAGGAAATCTTAAAATCCATCGGTTTTCCCTTTTTGGCTCATAGGGTATGGGCATTTTCATTAATAAATCAGCCATTATTTGTTTTTTATTTTTTTGTTTATTTTTCTATTATAAATACATGTAATAATTTTTTTTTCTATTTACTTACACTTTTTTTTCGAATATCTTCTTACTAGATCTGGTTATTAATTATTATTCATATTCTTCTTTTCCTTTTTTAGATGTAGCATAAATCTTTAATTCATCTTTATCTGGAAAATGTTTTCTCATTGTATTCACATTTCTTATGTCGTCATCTGAAAAACCAATAAAAGGGTTAAAATAATTACTTATTTTATTCTTCATAAAAGCTTTCTCTTGTAATTTTTGAGACATTTGTTTAACATATGTCATAAATTCTTTCATATATCTAACTTTTAATTCTTCCGGATTTGCAGCTGAACCCTCACCAAAAGTTACTGGATAATATTTACACATATCCAAATAAGTATTTATTAGTTCATCATCTGATAAATCATCCTCATCTGATAATTCTCTATATTTTTTAAGATTTTTAACTAACTCACTTGAAGATATCCCGTGTTTGTTTTGTTTTATTAAATTATAAATGGAATTTCTAATCACCGATGGGGTATGTCCCCTTGCTGTAACGATTGCAAAAATTGACCCGTTATTAACCGCCTCAACAAAATCAGACCAAGCAGGACCTGTCTCAGCAGTCATAGAATCTTTTATAAATAACTTATCACCAGGAACTCTGAAGTTCTTAAAAGAATCGGCATCAAAATCAACTATAGTATGTCCTTCATATTTAAAAGGTTTTTTACCGACCTTAGTCCTATGTTCCGCAAAATCTTCGGTAGACATACCAACAGAATTTCCCTTATCGTCCTTTAAATATATTTTGGTTGGCATATACATTAGATTGTCATCCCAGTCAAAAGCATAATACTTCATAGTGGGGGTCATCTGATCGTGAATAATCTCACTAATGATTTCTCTTACCGTATTTTTATAATCCATATTAATAAATATCTTGTTTAACAAAAAAGGGTAACTTTCGTCACCCTTTTCTTTTGTGTTTGTAGTTTAAACCGATTTATATGTTCTCAAACGATGCTCCAGTTGGAGTAATGTAGAAGGTTATATCTATAAATTCTAATGAACGAGTAGGTTTTATGTATATCTTACCTGTCATTTGGTTTCTATCTAAATCTTCAGGATCGTTGGAAACGGTAACTCTAAAGTCATAAAGACCTCTGTCTCTTCTAATCGCATCTAAGATTGGATTCACTGCATTTAAGAAGTCTTGTCTTACTTGTGCGTCGTTTTGTTCAAACAATAACCTCACGGATACCGCTGAAATTAACTTACGAGCTTGTAATAACAATCTTCTAACGTTAATTCTGTCAAGAGCAGACTCTCTAACTTGTAGAGTTTTGTTACCCCAAATTACGGTACCAACATCAGAGAAGGTTGCAATTGGGTTAATTCTACCATTATAAAGTGTGTCTCTATCTTCTTGTGTTAACTTCTTACGTGCTTTAATACAGTTAACAATACCACGAGTGTAACCTGCCGCTGCGAACCAAGGGAATGCAATGTTGTCAGTTAACGCCAAGTTTCTTGTTACTTGTGCTGTTGGTGGAATATAGATTTGAGTGTTGTTCACACTATCTCTTGTTAACACCCAAGGGTAGTAAGTACAAGTGTAGTTAGAGTCAATACCTGTGTTCTCTAAATTATCTACCGCTTCAGTTGGGTAGATTAATCCATCCCCACCAGTAGTTGAAGGTAAAAACAAATCGTAATCAGGGGTTGTTGTAATATACAAAGAGTCAGCTCTATTGAATTCAATCATGTTAACCGCATCTTCTACCAAGTTACTATTATTCACATAATCAATTCCTGGTGTAACAAATACGTTTATGTTTGTTGCTTCAGGGTTTGCAAATGTTTGTTGACCTAACAAGTATGCGTAGTAGTCAGTATTCGCAAAATCCATAGTTCCGTCACCAATCGCAATTTGTTTAAATGCTCCCCAACCTGTTGCAGATGGGTAAAGTGTACTTGGACAAGCTCCTCGTAAGAACCCTGGTCTACCTAAAGAAAATTGATCACTATTTGTTCTATATTCTCTATATATATCCCATCCGTCAAATCCGCCTTGTACTAATAAGTTGAATTTACGAGCGAATAACCTATAGTATGGGTTTGTTGGTGAATCCGGATCAGTAATAAATTGAGCGTTACCACAAACAAATCTTGGATCACCACTTGTTGAGAACTCAGGTCCGATTGTGATACCACTTGCATTTATATCCATGTGGAAACCAGCTGACCTATAGTTAAATGGAACACTATCAATATCACAAGAGTTGATTGGATTTCTCTTACCAACATATTCGTAATAACCAGGATCCCATCCGTAACTATTAGAAATACCTAAGTATGTTCTTCTTACATTATCACCACTACTTAAAATAGCGTCATTGTTTCCGGATGATAAACCAAATGGTGGATCGTAAACTACTTCTCCCGGATAATCGTATTTTGCTTTAATGATTGGGAACGCTGATTTGGCTCCAGCATAATTTCTAAAATTATATCCGTTGAATCCACAAGGAAGTGCATCTATCGGAGCATCCTCATTAATTTCAACCATAATGTATTTAGACATTAAAGTATATTCACCATCTAATGTTCCAATCTTAACACCAATAAAGTTGTTTTGTCCTGGATCCATTGTACAATTTGTAAATTTCTCAATAACAACAGGGTTAGCATCTGTATCAAAGTAATCCCTCACTAAGACATCAAATGTTCCATTATTAAATGTTTGATTAATAATTGATAATTTAAGTAGTGTGTTAGCACCATCACCATCTGAAATAGTATAGAATCTAAATAGGTCAAAAACTTTATTACCTCTTAATTCTGATACAACCCATGGGGAGTTTGGTGTTTGATATCTATCTAAATACCAACCTATTGAGTTAATATCACCACTTTGTGCTGAGTCTAATTCAACTAATTGAGAACTTAAACCTCTAATATATCCTTTATTCCAAGAATGGTTTAACCATGACTGGAATACTTCCTCACAAAATAATGGAACCGTAATTCTTGGTTTTTGGAAATTAGTAATACCAAATACTTTAGTAATATATTCTGGATCATTTTGACTTAATGAAGTTTCAAACGTGAAGTTTGTTCCTGTTTTATCAACCACATTTACTGCGAATTGCAAATAAGGGTTTTTACCTACACCGAAGTATTGTCCTGACATATTCAAAGTTACGTCTGTAACACCAGTTACTTGGTATGCAGGTTCTGGTTGATTAGGAGCATAAGTTGAAATACCTCTTGATCTTAATGTTGTAACAACAACGTCATCATAGTTTGTGTATGAAGTACCTGTGTAGTAGTAAATCTTACCAACAATACTTCCCTGATAACAGTTTATATTAACCGGTGTTGGTGTTGGTGTTGGTGATGTAAATGGTGACGGTGTAATACAAGGATTAACAGATGATGGTGTTGGCGTCGGAGACGATGAAACCTGTGGTGTAGGTGTGGGGTTAGGGTAGTAAGCCGTAATACCTGACACATAAGAAAAGAATGAGAATCCTGAATAAGCCGTTCCGCCAGTGTGGGCGAATTGGGAGTAATACCAAGAATCATTTAACGAAGACGTTAATGATGTGTTATCTAACGAAACTGAAGGAACTTGATAAACGTTTGTTTCTGCTGACCATCCAGCTCCCTGTAATATGTTATAATCATCTGTTGCAATAGAACCAAAATATGAAATCAATTCATCTTCGGCTAGAGAAGGATTTGAATCCGTTATAACATTAAATACCAATTCTTTAATTTGAGCATCTATTGTTGATACGCCACCATTAAATTCTTCATATTGTAGATATAATTGAGATTCAATTGTATCTGGGAATGTTGTCGTATATCCAATAGTTGATGAATCATTCGTACAACCAGTAAACTCAACAACAAATGATAGTTCTTTAGGGTCAACACAAGTTGTTATACAAGTACTAAAATCTGTTACCGAACTTAAACACCAAACATCGATTGTGCTTGGGTCAACATTTGCAATTGTTGTAATTGACCAAGATGGTCCTGCATCATATCCTGATAAACCTAAGATTCTTGTTACAAACAATTGATTTGATTGTTGTAAGTATGCTTGTGCAATATACGCCGCTTCGTATTTTGGAATTTGTGTGTTTACAAACTTTTCTGGTGATACTCCACCAAATACAGATTGGAATTCTGTAAAATTCGTAATGAAAATAGGTTCGAAAGCTGGTCCTATTATTGTCTCTCCAGCGATTCCCAAAGTTGTAACACCAACACTCTGTGCTACAAAACTTAAGTCAACTTCGGACGTATATACTCCCGGAGAAACAAAAACTTTACTATTAGTTGCCATATTTAAAATTTCTTTTAGTTATTTATTTTTATATAAATACTTGTTAAAACATGAAAAAC